TAGGCTGCCAATGCGAACTGTGAGTCGTTTGCGTTTACTTTGATTTAGTTTTTACACCTACTCTGGTGAGTTGTCCACTTCTGTACTTGTTACCCTGTCGAAACTATGCAGCCCCATCAAAAGCATTGTAGATGATTGATCCGTTACACTTCTGCTACAACAGATGGCGCCGTGATAGAATCTCATGCTTTTGGTGGAGCTGGGGGGATTCGCACCCCCGTCCAGAATACTTTTCTAGTTGCTTCATACAACAATTCAGTCACCCATTTTATTGTAGTACCATATCATCCATGCAACTGTTATTGCACACACAATGGTTAAAATAGGTTCTAAGTAGTCCATTATACTTTATTTAGGGTTGATTGGCAATACGCCAGTTTTAATTATACCATTTTCCCAATCTTCGGATGGTACGTATGCACCAAACATCCAAAGAACACGGCTGGTCTTACCTTCAACTTCTGTTACATAATGTTTGAAATTGGATGCCAAATAACAATGTAATTCTCCAACTTCTATGTCTACATGTTGACCATTAACATATAAATTTCCACCATTATCAGCTTGGCGTGTCATTATGTTACATCGTAAAGCAGACAAACCTTCTGTTGATGTTGGATCTCGGTGTTCGTATACATCACCACCATCAAAAATACAAGAAACAACTACACCATCTCTACCATGACCTTCAATTGGTCCATAGTTATCTGTACCACAGAAAGAACGAATTCGTTTTGAAATATCTAAAACAATTTGTGGATATTGAAATCTTTCACTGGAAAGTCTAGTTGTTAATCTTTTTGTATATGGATAATGATGACTAGAAAATCCAAAATCTAACCATTTTTTTTCTACGCCGGTATCTACCCAACAATTTAACTTATCACATTCTTCCAAAGTTAAGAAGTTTTTGTGTCTTTCAAGTCGCATATTTTTATTTACAATGCTCTAGCTAAGCCAACCATTAAAGGATTATCAACACCTGCAGGTATCATTGATGGATCAAGAATATCTTCTTCACGTTCACCTGTACGAAGTGCATGCAAACATGAAGCTACTGTGTTATCTTCTAAAGATGTAATGAAATGTCTTTTTCCTGCACTAATATAAATCATATGTGGAGCTGTAAATTCAGTTACTTGACCTTCAACATTTACTGCAACTCGTCCTTTTGATAAAAGTGTTATATGGTCAAAGTTATGCACATGACCTTCATTACAATCTCCAATATTTTCAAAGTGCATCATACGAACCCAAAGATTCGATACACAAGCCATAGTTGTTTTAGGTGCTGCCATTTTTAAAACCTTTTCAAAATTAAAGTGTTGTTATTTGCATTTTTTGTGCGTTAACAAAAGATTGTATATGTTCATCCATTTTTTCCGATTCTGCGGCCAATTGTTCTGGTGATAACATAGATGATCCATCTAGTGCTTGCCAGATTTCAGAACCATCTTCATTTATGGTAATATCGGCAAATGGTTGATTGTGTGTATGATGTAAGTAAAAAGCAAATGCAATATCTATTGCTGCATTTATAGCTTCTTCTGTTGTATCAAATCTCTGATATGAACCCTCATTTGGATTTAAAACTGCGTATTTTTTAGTCATATTTTTTCCTATGAAACCGCTCCATAAATTGTTCCCGTTGTAAGATATGTAAGTGAATATCCATTTAATGCAATAGCTTTACCACCTGTACCACCACTATTATATGCACTAGCACCACCAGAAGCACCCCATCCGCCGCCACCTGCTCCGTTGTATTCTCTGGTACTATTTCCACCAGCATTACCAGCACTTCCTCCTGCGCCTGCGTATCCCTGTGTACCAATATAAGTACCGCCACCCCCACCTGCGCCACCGCCCCTACCACTAGTGAAGGCTTTAGGTGATTGGTTACCAGCAGCTCCGCCACTTCCGGGCATTATACGGCCGCCGCCGCCACCGCCGGTAAATGGTCCTTTGCCTGTATAATATCCTCCATTACCTCCGGAAGAACCTGGTCCGCCGCCGGTGCCGCCTGAACCAGCCACTTCCCTGGCTTGGCCTCCTGTGCCGCCGCCAGCGCCACCACCGCCACCACCTAAACCACCACCGGCATAAGAACCTGCACCGCCGCCGCCACCGCCACCACCAATATAAGAATTATTAGTAAGTGAGGTAGTAAATCCTAATGATAAAGCTGTTGAACCATTGGTAGCATTTTGAAAACCTGTGCCAGTAGGTTTTTGAGCACCAGTACCTCCTTGACCCATGATGTAACCATTATTGACCAACTTAACCGTGTCCCCCGATGTACCACCAGAAAGAGTCAATCCAACACCACCAGACCCATACAAATACACGCCGCTGTTAACGTTGATTGTTATATCTGATTTACCAGCAACATAACCACTAAGTGTTGATACATTTAAGGAAGCATTTGGTGTATTTGAAGCAAAAGTATAACTCAATACAGCTCTATTACTTTTTCCATGTCCTGTATTCATATCAATAGCACCACTCGCAATACCAAACAACGTGCGAACAGCAGTATCATTCATTGATATTGTTGTTGTTCCCGATAAACCTAATTCTACGTTTACGTCATTGAATGAAATTGCACCTGATGCTGGTAGTGTCATTTATATTCTCTTATGCTAAATTGACAAAACCAAATCTTGCTGTCAATGGATTACGTGCGCCATTGTATGCACCACCAGAGAATCCGTTATCACTAGCAAGAACCGGTATAACCAATGAATAGTCGTTTAATGTAGCAGAATAATCGGATAAACTAGAAAGATAACCGCCACTATCTCGGCTTGTATCACCCGTTCTTGTAAAATTTTGTGGTATTGTGACATAACCACCTTGGTTTAAGTTACCTGTTATACTTGGATTGGTATAAAATCCATGCCCTTGCCATTCACCACCATAGTCGTTTGCATACCAATATGAAATTACTGATTTATTTGCCCATGTATTACCTGGAGAACCTGCTGAGTAATTTCTTGAATCGAGTATAGCTAAACCCCAACGTAATTGGTTATCCATACCTGCATATGATGCTTCCCACCATACTTGTGAAGCACGATAAGACCTTGATATTTGGTTTGCGTTCATTCCTAATTCATTTGTAATCATAGCATCAGTCCATTGTGAATACTGATTTCTCCACATGAATATCGGAACATTTGAGGTATTATAACCTTGGTCAGATGATCCAAGGCGATAATTATTTGCTAGTGTTATGATTAAAGGAAACCAATTATTGCCCGAACAATCAACATACCATAAATTTGAACTAGAATCATAATTTTGCACTGGTGTATTACCTGGCATACCTGCATTACCACCAGATGTGGTGTGAGCACCGTATACTAAACCTGAACCAGATCCAAAACCAGTTCCATCACCAGCTGTTTGATAAGACCTTATCCATTTCTTGGAACCAAAAAAGTTACCTGAACGAATTGTGCCACTTGATGGAATAGTTGCACCATTTACATCTCTTGTACCTGCAGGCACATATAGGCCACCAGAATAATATTCACTAAGAGAATGTGGTGCAGTACCACCATATTCAGAAGCTATTTCACTAACCGCAAGTGTTCCTGACGTTTTGATTGTCATTTACTGTTCCCTATAAAACTTTATATACTCCAATAATGTATTTAGGTGGTCTGCGGTCTTTTCAATGAATAGTAATGGTTCAGAATCTTCTACGGCCATGATGATAACTATCTGGTCGATACCAATTCCTACCAATTCTTCATACATACAGGCATATGCCACGCATTGTGCAAAGTAATCATCTATTTTGTCTTTGGTTTTGACTCTTTTTGACGTTTTGAAGTCTATTACAGACAAAACACCGTCAAATTCACCAATACAGTCAACACGACCAGCCATTCCGATACCAACCGACCACAAGGCCTGTTCTTGGTAATGAATATTATTTATTCGGTTGAGTAGTGGTTTTAGTGGTAGGAACATCTCCTTGGCATCTGGCATGATATCACCAAGTGGTTCGTTGTTTAGATACCTTTCACACAAGGTATGCACGTTGGTGCCTCTTCCAGTAGCCTTCTTTGATATTGCATTGGCAACATCATGTCCGACACGGTCACGCCATGCCATGATGGCTTCTTTTTTCTTGGCACCAAGCACAGTAGTCACCGATGGTAACTTAATACCTTCTGGTGTTGTGTAGTATCTTTTTCCGTCAGGGAATGTTTTAGACTCTAGGTCAACTAGGTCTTTTGGAGGGCAATAGATGAACATAATATTATCATGGATTAAAATTTTATTTAGTAATCCATTCCACGATACGCATTTTCTTTATATCGTTCTATTTCTTTTAGATTTCTAGCATACTCCGCTAATTCTTGTTCTACCCGTTTCTTTTTCATCTGTTCGTAGTAAATACGAATACTTCGTGGCATCATTCTTTTTTTGCTCATTCATACTTCCTTTTTTATTAGTAGACTTTTTCTTGGAAGTATTGGGTTTCACGGAGGTCTTTTTGACATTCACACTCCTTGTTGGTGGCAGAAATAATGCGGGGACTTGTTTTACCATTCTTTGTTACCTGAACTTGTTTTATGTCCACCCATTGTATTGCCGGGGTTGTTGGCTTTGATACGGTCGATTACATATTTTTCAAATGATGAATCGGCCTTCCTAGTTCCAGGTACACTCATGCGTTGAGCATCACCAAAACCTGGAAGATTCTCTGGTGAGAAATAACGAATTAAATTTGGATTATTTTCCTTGAACGCATCCAATTCTGAGATACGCATAGTGTGTTCTTCGACTTCACCTGTATCATTGTTTAGAAATTCATATTGAGGCATTAAACCACTCCGGAATGTTACGAGAATTCACTTTGCCTTTCCACGAGGCAAGGTGCTGTTTATTGCTTATATAGTAATTATGGTAAGACAATAATGAATTTCCTGGTACTTTTACCTCATCTGGCATTGCAGGTGTAGGACCTGTAAAATCACCCATCGGTATGTTTTTAGGAAACTCATTTTTCAGTAGTTGCATGAGACCGTCACGTTCTACTTTGTGAGTTTTACCATAACGGTATGTATATTCACCACAAAGCATTTCAAGCAGTTCAGCAAGCCACATATAGTTTTGGTGTGTCTTTCTTACCCAAATGGCTGAAGGGTGATTGATATGAGTAGCACTATACAATACGCCATCACGATTGTCAGATAGTTCATATCTTGTCTGTTTTCTTCCAGATTGAGATAAACCAACAACTTGAATACCATCGAGAACACGATGAGCAGTAGAAAGAAGTTGAGCATATTCGAGAATCATTTTAATGCAATGTTTATCATTGTGCATTTCGGCACAAACTTGCGGGTTGGGGTCAAGGTAAAAGATATTCATAGGAACAAATGTTTGAAGAAGGCATACAACAAGCCAAAGATTAGTGCTGGTGCTATTATACACCAAACAAAAAAGATTGGCAAGTAGACCGGTAACAACAGGATATGTTTGAGTATTTTAACCAACGTGCGGTATTTGAACCCGTTCAACATCTTTCCATTCCTGTTTTACTATACCAACACCTAGATTGTTGTGTTCCCATATTCTTACCTGTAATCCTACTTTAGAAATTGCACCAGATGCATCTAAGAATTCTGCAACACGGAATTCATATGTCAATGGTTTTGGAATTGTAATATTCGATTGTGGTATTTCTATTTTATGTGTACCACCACTATAATTGTATGTCGTTGATGGTGACATAAATTGTGTGTTAATTGTTTCAACACTTAATTGCATAACATCCTCACTAAACCAATAGAATCAATCGTAACCAATAACATGTAATTGGCTAACATACCAAAAGACCTACGAGAATAAGCAGCCCAAGCATACAAGGCACAACCAGTAATCCAAATAGGATAAAGTAGAAAAAGAGGGGGATTAGGGACAGTAACAGCCATAGTAATAGAGCAACCAATACTAATAGCCCAAGCCAAACACTCAACCATAAAGCGATTTGCATTAGAACGCCAATCATCTCTTATCCATTCAAAAGTAGGTCTTAGTGTATCAATCATTCTTCTTCTACAAAGTCTAATTGACCATCAAAATAGTAACCACAACCACGCAAGAAGGCTTGAAATTCTTCAATCACTTCTGGCAAAACATGTGCATCAGTTTGCACAATCGTGGTACGAGATGGACCTACTTCCATCTCTTGTATACACTTGAATTCAAATTTTGTCATAGTTTAGGAATTTTATATTCAGAGAGTTCACCTTTACCACGAGTCATTTTTGTTGGTTCAACAACAGGTGGTGGCACCAAATCATCAATTGGTGCCTTCTCTTTGGTTGTTTTAGGGAAACGTTTTTGAATATCAGCTGAACTAACAGTCTGCAATACAAATTGTTCAAACAAAGAGAAATCATCTTTCACAAGCATTGAACTACGTGAGTTCATACCTGCACCATCAGTTGTAAACAAAGCACAACCGCCAGTAGCAAGAGGTGCAATCTCAAAGATATGGTCTAGATTGATAATGACCGTGCAACCTTTTTCAACCGATTCAACTTTAATAAACATAATAACTCCTCAAAAAATTATAAATAATAGGTGTAGGTCACGATGCGTCAACATCCACCTACTCTATGTCACCAATTATAACACAAGGACACAGCTATGTCAACTATATATTGCACCTATTTAACAACATATTTCGGTAATAAATTACCCATGTTTTATATTGGATCAACCTCGGTATCCAAAATTACAAATGGGTACCGAGGTTCTGTTTCATCCAAACAATACAAGACTATTTGGATGAAAGAATTGAAAAAAAATCCACACCTTTTCAAGACTAAAATAATATCCTACCATAGTGATAGAATATCAGCCACATCAAAAGAAAATGTATTACATAAATTTTTAAGTGTTGTTTCTTCACCTCTTTACATAAATCAATCGAATGCTATACCTGATGGAATATATGGTCGTTCTATGAACGGCAAAAATAATCCGATGTATGGCAAAAAAAGAATAATGTCTGAGGAAACTAAAAAGAAAATTAGTGAATCAAAAAAAGGCGTGAAAAAAAGTGAAAAAACAAAACAAAAAATGAGAAAACCTAAAAGTGAGGAACATAAGAACAAACTTTTAGGTAACAAAAACGCTTCAGGTAAAAAAAGTTGGTTGGGTAAAAAACACACAGAAGAAAGTAAATTGAAGATTTCAAATACTCTGAAAAGAAAAAATTATTTTCTATCACAATCTGATACTTTTATCAAATAAACAGTTACGTTGTCGCTTGGCCGAACAAAATAACATTGTCCATTTATACTCCAGACCAAATGGTTTTGGATTCCGTCTTTGTAATCTTTAAGTGCCTCTGGTGTTTTTGTATTGTTTTGATAAACAGTATACAAAAGAAAACACACAAGAAGTGTCATAGACACATCCAAGATTCTATTTACAATTTTATTTTCGAAAAATATTTTTAATGGGTTTAACATAATTATCCTTGATGTGCAATTTTATAAAAGCCAAAACATATGCCACCAGCCAATAAGGCAAAGGCCAAAAAGAATGCCAAATTGGTCACTCGTTCTTCATAATATTTTTTTTCTAATTTAATCATGTCACGTTGAGCACGAATCATTGGTGGTGCTTCTCGTTCACCACCCAACATGTAAACAGTTTTCTCAGATTCAGTCAATCGTCTGCTTGCTGAAATATAATGTATAATACTAATCACAAAATTCTCCGATTATAAATAAGTGTAGGTCGCCGAATTGCCGTTCGCACCTACTCTATGTTTAGTATTGTAACAGGAAACACAGCACATGTCAAGTATATATCATACCAGGTTTTACATATATGCCTATTTGAGAAATAATGGTACACCATATTATATCGGTAAAGGCCATGGAAACCGAGCAGGTTCAAAATACCACAATGTTTTCTTACCAAAAGAAAAATCACGAATAGTAATATTAGAATCCAATCTAACTGAAATTGGTGCATTGGCTTTAGAACGTAGATACATTAGGTGGTGGGGTCGTAAAGATAACGGTACAGGAATTCTCTATAACAGAACTGATGGTGGAGAAGGAACTTCTGGATATATTTTTACAACCGAACATAAAAATAAGTTGAGTGTTTCAAAAACAGGAAAAACAAGAAGAAAATCTAAATGTTTAACTTGTGGTGGTTTATTTTCAATTCACATATTGTCACAATTTCATAATGACAACTGTTCTAAAGAAATAAAAAGACCAAAATACAAATGTTTTGGTTGTAATGGTCTTTTTGCAGCAAATATTATTTCAAGATTTCATGGTGAAAAATGTAAATCACCAATGGTGTAAAACTCCAGCTATAATAAATCCATTGGTCACAATATAACTCAACACAATTATAGTTCTAAGGCAAGCGATAATGTTTGCCTCTCTGTCGGTGGATCCTGCCTTCTCTCCTAAGGCCTTTGCCCACAACCTCCATGTTAGTGAACGGCTGAATCTCCACATTAGTGAACGGCTTC